GCGCCTCTGCCGGGGCTTCGGCTGGAGTTTCAGTTGTTGCGGTGTTTTCCATCAGTGGTTTCCATCAGCAAGTGGGCGAAAGCTTGCGCGTCGGCTTCGTTCAAGTCAGCGATGACTTGCAGGCCGACGTTGCGAGCACCTTCCTGGAAAGCCATCGCCAGCGCGTCGCCGGCGGCGTAAGACGAGCGGAAGACACCCGTGCGCTCCAATAGCAGGCGCACGAAAGCGCGGCCTTGCGGCAGCCCCAGCAGCACACGCAGGCTCTCCAGTTCCCGCTGGCGCGCCTGG